AGTTTTGAAGTGCACCGTGCCGAATGGGGTTTCCCACGTGACAACGTTCATTCCATATACCTTCTGGACCATGAAGTCCTTGTTCAGCTGTGCGCGTTGCTCGAACACGGTGTTGATCGTGGCGAGGAAACCAGAACCGCACATGAAGATCTTCTCAAAGCTCTTGTTGTTCGTGCACCGGAATGCACGCTCAAGATACTTGTTGAAATCGCTCCATGCGACAGTGCCAACCGTCCCACCGACGCCGATGTCGATGATGCGCTTGTCGTCTTGGGAGTTCAAGGTAATGGCAGGAGCACCTGCACCGCCACGATACTCCGAATTCGCCGCTTCCCATTGTTCGAGGAACCAGATGACGCCACCGGTTTGACGGCGAGGAGTTGTATCTCCAGTCACTGGATCGACCACGTTATCCACACGCTTGGTGCCGAAAAGGAACGCCTTTTCTTGCTCCGTCATGTGCGAGCGGAGGTTGTCCTCAGCGGTCTCACGGTAAATCCCCGTCTTGTCAAAGGTCGTAGGCACCTTCAACGCGGTCCGAGTGAAGTTGAACGCATTTCGGAAGATTTGCGTGTAGTTGCTGGCGTACGACGGGGTGTAAAGCCGTCCCGAACCGGAGCTAGCTCCTTCTTGGTTGGCATTACCGATCACGCTGACTTGCGCACCGATTGGTCCTTTAGTCGCCCCACCGATCAGGTTCCCCGTGTTCAGTGCGCCTGTGGAATCCGCCGACGCTTGAAACTGGATAACTCCGGGAGCTCCAGCGGTGATGATCTTGGTCACCACGCCTTTGATTTGCGTGTAAGCGGTATTGCTCGTTGGCACGTCCTTGATCCAGATCACGTTCCGCACAAGGAAGTCAGCAGTGTTAGCGACTGCAACGGAATACAACGTCCCAGCGACCACTGGGAACGGCGTTGCACCGTTGTCAGGTGGCTCAGCACCAGTTCCGAATGGCAGGGTTAATGCACCACCCGCGACGACGACAGTGGTCGAAATCGACTTGAAACGCTTTTCCCACCAGCCGAATTCGAAAGAGTCGGTCTCTTCCGTATCCATCAGTGACAAAAGCCCGGTCAACGGAAATTGCCCCACCGGATAATCATGGAAAATCCGACGACGGTTGTTTCGATTGTGGAAGTTTTGGTCGGTGAAGGTTTTTCCGCTCACCAACCCCAGAATAGCTGTTGCGCTCATTTTGAGTTATTGTTTTGTTTATCTTTTAACACGTGTTAGTTTGCGTCCGGACTTACTTGTTGAGAAAGAAAGGAGCGATTCCACCACGCTTGCCGGACGATCCTTTGCCAGCTTGTTGTTGGAAACCACCTGTCTGCCCACCCATATTCGTTCCAGCCATCGCCGGTGTGCGTCTGCCACCGCCGCTTTGTGCAGCTGTCAGCTTGAATTCAGGATTCACTTTCTTAAGAATACCCTCGGCAAGCTTTGCCACACTTTCAAAAGCCTCGTCTTTCGACTTCGGCCTGTATCCTTGAGCAGATAGTCCAGCAGTGATAGAATTGACAAGTTCTTCTTGTCCTTTCAACTGCGGGTATCTACCCTCGAAATCTTTCTGCAACGCTTTGGCCTCTTGCTTTTGTGCGAGAGCCAGCACTGGTGCGTAGCGTTGGTCGATCTGTTGGAGCCGTTGCTCAAGCAACAGTTCGGTCGCTCTGAACGACTGGTTCACCAACCCGTCGCGAAGTTCAGCGAGCAGTTGTTGACGCTCTCCAAGTGGAATGGACGGATCGACCAGTTTGTTAAGGTCATTAACATACTTCTCTTCCGGATTCCAGACCTGAAAATGCGCCGCCGCTTCTTCCGGCGTCATTTGCCGTTGTTGCTGTGGCTGCTGCTGTTGAAAATTCTGCATTGTCGACGCCACGATGCTTGCGATCGTTGCAGTGTCGAGAGGTTGTTGAACCGGGGCGGTTTGCTGTTGCTGGCCGTCATCCGGTTCGCCGCTGCTGCCGTCATCATTTTGACCATAATCCGATTGCTGATCTCCGCCTTGTTGGTTTTCCAAGCCGTCATCTTCGTCTTCATCTCCGTAGGGATTCATTGCTGTTTTAGTTTATTGTTCTTGTTCGCGGACTTGTTTTTCAAGCTCCATCTGTAAGTTATCAAACCAATGATAAAGTTCCTTAACAGACCGAGCTTCGCCGATCCACCCTTCACGAACGTAGAGTGTCTCGGCAGATTTTAGAGGTTCGTCGATGATCTGACTCACCGTTTCCTCATAAAGTAGTTTTTGGCAGGACTTGAAATGAGTGTAGAGGAATGTCTTCTTAAACTCGTGGACTTCAAGATGTAGGCGGCGGATTTCCTCCGGATTGAGTTCCTCCTCCTGTGGCGGGTTGTTGTTGTTGAGCATATTGTGCGAGGGATTGTTGGACGATGAGATTGACCATGGTTTGAAGCGTTTGTGGGTCCTTCTGGATGCTGTAGGCTTGAAGCGAACCAACGCCCAGGAGTTCGTAGACTTTCTCCAGCAACAGTTTCGGGCTAAGCTCTAGATTGATCATCCCCGATGGTCCGAGCGTAATCAACTGGTTGAAAAGCTCCATCAGCGTCTGCGCCATGTAAGCTTTTTCACTCTGCAACGTCCCGTCATACATGAAGAAGTCACTCTGTGTGACTAGATCTTCCGGCGACGCAAGGAACGCCGCAATAGCCTCAGGTTTTTGTAGGTATTCTTGGCCTCCAATCCTGACGACATCTTCTTCCGTGAGACCCTGTCGCAAATTGAGCAACATTTTAAGCCCGGTCGGTTGCAAGCTCGAGAACCAAATCGACTCGGTGATGTTCTTAAGACGACTAGCCGCCCCTTGTGCGACAACTCGAGCTTCTGTCGCTGAACGCCTACCAGTGTGATATTGCCCCATAGCATTCTCATTGACTCCAGAAACGGCCTGCATGATGGTAGTGAGCTGACTAATATCGTCCATATGCCGGGCCGTGACGTCTTGAACTGCGAGTTGTTTGACATAGCGATCTACTCCTGTGCGGCTTGCGCCTTTTTTCAACAAAATAACGCGCGAACGATTGACAATCGTGGACATGTCGACGCCGAGGGGATCGACGACAAGCTGATTATCAATCGTTCGCGTGACTGATTCGACTCGGGCGTTCATGAACCAGTCCATGGTTTCCTGCAAACGATCTAGAACGTCCGATAGAGATTGGTTGATGAAGTCGTGTTGGTCCTCGTCAAACTGACCGACCTCATACGTCACTTCGTTGTGGAGATAACCCATTGGTTCGCAACGGATGATACGGTTATCATTCGCGATCCAGACGATGTAGATCGTCGGCGTATTCTCTGGCCCGAGCGGTTTTCCATCCTCCAGCTTGAACTGGGAAGGGGTGATTTTCACTTGCATCTCGACCACGCGAACAATGCCTTCGGTCTTGTTGAAGTCGTCGAAGTTAATACGTGACCGTGGAAGGAACTTCTTCGAAATCTGGGTTGCCGCGCGATCGAAATTCTCAATATATTGCACACCCGCGCATAGGCCTTCCGACTCTTTCGCCAACAAGTCGTTCTTCGACATGTCCGTGCCGTCTGCGCAAAACTCACCCTTGTGAAGTTCGCTAAGTGGATACCGCGTATCCGGGTAAAAGTCAAACGGACTGACACACCTGAGCCGATTCCCGCTGCGTTTTCTAATCTTCTTCGTCACCATTTTCGCTTTGCCAGTTTTAACAGTAACCCCAAAGACAGAAATGGATGGCGCAGGTTCCTCGACAGTAACATAAACAAACTCTTCCTCCCAACAATGCTTGAGAATCCCAACACCGAATTTCGCGATATCCGTGAAATGCTGTCCGAGGATTTTATTGAACGGGTTGGTCCGCAGGTCTGCGTCAAGCACCTTCTCAGCGAGTTCCTTGTAATCCTGTTCCTCGACACCTTGGGCGTCAAGCTCGAAAACCCGTGGACGTTGCGTGATAACCGCCATGCCGAACGATTTAAAAGTTTGGATCTTCGCATAGGTCATGGGTATTACTTGCTTCGCCGGGCGACCTTCTTTTTCTGCCTGTTCGTCGTTTTTGTCCGTAACGCGATAGGAGCGATAAATGTTATGCCGATCTTCCCACAGCTCATAGAAAGTCTGCATGTAGGCTCTCGACGGTTTGAGCAACCCCATGCAGTGATTCAACATCTTCTGATGGAAAGGCGAAGACTCCAGTTTGGAAAGCTCC